TCTGCATGGAAACATGCAGCAGTTCATTAGAGAACGCGTAGAACGTAACGAACTCTACGGAATGCAATAGATGGGGAACAGATTCCCTTGGTGGATATTTATACAGTGACGAGCTGTCGGATTATCTGAGGCTCGCGATGAAACCCTTGACTCGCTTCCAGAATTTCTGTGATGCGAAAGACGCAAGCAAGAAAGGCCTGCATAAAGGTGAAGAGTTCCGCTGGAACATCTTTTCCAAGGTTGCTACTGCCGGTGGCACCTTGAATGAAAGTGTGCCGGTGCCGGAAACCAATTTCACCATCAGCCGCGGTAGTCTTACCGTGGAACAGATGGGTAATAGTATTCCCTGGACGGGACTTCTCGATAACATGAGTGAGCAACCGGTAAAGGATGTCATCGGTCAGGTACTCAAAGACGATGCAAATGAAACCCTGGAAAGCAAGGCGCATACTCAGTTTGATGCTACCCTGCTGACCGTAACCGCTGCATCCGGTTCATCCACAACGGCTATTACCGTTGAGACGACCGGGACAGCAACTGCAACCAATGATGTACCCCTGCACAAGGCACACGTCAAAAGGATTGCAACGGCAATGAAAGAGCGGAATATCCCGGCATATGACGGTATTAATTATATGTGCGTTGCCCGCCCGGATACATATTCCACTTTCACGGACGATCTGGAAGGCATTTCGGTCTACATTGATCGTGGGTTCGGAATGATTCAGAACGGTGAAATCGGTCGGTATTCCGGTGTTCGCTGTTTTGAGCAGACCGCCATTGCTTCCGAAGGCTGGAGTAACAGCAAGTCGGACGCTGCGTATTTTTTCGGTGAATTTTATAGCGACGATTACAGTATCGCTTGCGCCGCATAGTCAAGGGATTGATTATGAAAAGTTCGTTAATTGCTGGAACCCCCTAAAGGTTAACCGCTACAACGTGATTAGAAATGATGAGCGTGAAAGCTAAAAAAGAGTTAATATATATGGGAAATCAGCAGCCAAGCACCTGTAAAATGGTGAAGGTTCAGAGATCAGGGGATATACCCCATAGGATCCAAGTGGATTCGAAAAGCGAGCTGCCCAGAACGGGTAAAGATATGATCCGAACTTGTGGGAAACCTCAAGAGCAAAGAGAGATTGATAAAATCATGACGGCTTTGCGTAACATACTGGCCGATACAGTAGCAGAAGCAATTTGTGTTCCCGTTGAGCTCCGTGGTAAACTCCCGACCGATTATGGTTTGAGCCTTGGGATCATGTGGTATTTTCTGGGCGGCTTTGGCATCATTCATAACCAGAGTGGCGCCGAGCAGAACCGGGTAATGAAATGGGCCTCTGCCGCGTAATCATTACATAAATTTGCAGTTTTACATTTATGTAATATTATGCTATAATAAAGGTGAAGCATGAGAATTATTCCATGCTTCACCTTTTCATAAAGATATAAGGAGTAAATACAATGAGTTATGACTCGCCGACCACAATAACTTATTCTTTTGCGGAGTTTGATTTTGGGAATGGTTCCGAATCTCTCTCTGTCAAGGGACTTTCCGGCAAGCGCGGAGTTTTGAAAGACATCTGCGTTTCCGCATCCGAGACTTTTACCGCTGATACTACCCCGGCCTATGTTGAGGTGGGTACCGCATCTGATCCTGATGCCTTTGCCAAGTTGTCAATTGCCACTACCGCAGATACCAATGCGATTACGGCATCTGAGACTTCCGGGGCAATTATTGATTCGATCATCCCGGTAGATACGCAGGTAGAGGTTACGTTTGTTGCCCCGACCGGTGGAACCCCAGCAGGTAAAGGGTATGTAAGCATTACTATTGACTGGTCTTAACAGGCCAAGGAGCAAACAATGAGCGATATTACCAAAGAAGGATTGAATCTAAAAGAAAAGGCCGACGTGAAGAATCGGCGTAAGACCAACAAGACAAACCAGGTCCAGCAGGTCAAAAAGGTTACTGTTACCGGAAATTCCGGGAAGAAACTGACGTTTGTTTAACCGCCATGCCCTGCCGGGTTTTCCCTCGCCCTTTAATTCTCCCGCCCGGTGGGGCTCTTTTTCAAGAAGGGCTGAGGTGTTGTGATGGATTCGTATGATCTTTTTGGTTGGGTGGATGGACTTGACCCATTGACTGAAGATGATGTGGATACGGTGAAAGCCGGTCTTGTATCTGTAGAGAATGTTTCACATAAAATGCCTGGTAACAGCGACAAGCGCCGGGTGTATGTTCAACCATATGACGAGGGAAGTGATGATTGAAAAATTTGAGAAAGATCATCCGGGATATACGCTTAATCCTGAGATGATTATTGACAAGCTGGAACCTTTTACCGTTATCAGTAGCCCTGAAGCAATGAATGCGCCTCCCGGTTCCCGCTATGCACAGGTGGATGAATATAATCCCCAGATGGGCGTAATGTATTTTAACTGCGGCGGGTATATGATTGTTCCGAAGCAGGATGATCCTGTAAATCAGGTATATCCTGAAAAACAGGTTGAAGAGAAACCGGCTACTGTTACCTCGGCACGACGTAGGGGCAGGCCCAGAAAAAATGTAACGATCGGTAAAAAGTAATGTCTACCTATCTGGAATTATGTCAGGAATTACGACAGCAGCTTGGTCTTTCCGGTTCTGGTCCGCCTTCTGTTACGGGCCAGACCGGGATGATGCAACGGGTAGTCACAAATATTAAACTGGCGGACTTGTTTATCCAAAATCTTTGGGTAGACTGGAATTTTTTACACAATGAATATACGGCAACGCTTGCTGACGGTGCTCGTACAATAACGGCCCCGACTGATTATCAAAAATGGGATCTGGAGAGTATTTGGCTTGACAAGGAAACTGATGAAGCGATTAACCTTGAATATCTTGAATATAAAGCGTTTCGGGAAACCTATTATACCGGCACAATAGAAACAAATGTACCATCGATATTCACCGTTAAGCCGGATGGATACATATTGATTGATGTTAATGCAGATCAGACTTATGATTTCTCAGGCGATTATTTTAAAGCCCCGGTCGCATTGTCGGCAGATGGCGACATTCCGATTATTCCGTCCCAGTATGAACAGATTATTATTGAACGTGCCAAGGTCATGTATGCACAATATACACATGATAACGGCTTATATGAAACAGCCAATGCAGGATTTGCGGTCTGTTTAAAATTACTTGAACAGGCACAGTTACCAATGCACCAGGGCACTATATCGCAACCTTTAGAAATGCGTATTATTCCGGAGTGATTGATGTTTCAGGAACCGGCAGTAAGTTCATTTATTTTAGATGGTGGGCTTGATTTTGTAACACCGCATATTGATTTAGCACCTGGTCGGCTGATAGGATGCAAAAATGTTGAGCAGGAGGCCGGTATAAGGGGATATTGGCGAGTTGGTGGTGCTGAACGTACTGATGGGCATCGATTACAGTCTGACGCAAATTATACAGTTTTCACAATTTCAAATCTTGTCACCGGCGGATCAGTTGGTGATATTTTCACAGGCGCAACAAGCGGGGCAGAAGCTGTTTTACTTTCCGAACCAACTGCAACTGAAGTTTATGTTTATATCCTTGAGGGTGCAGATCCCATAGCATCCGAGACATTTAACGGTGCAGTATCAGGTAGCTTTACCTTTGTTTCGTCTACCACTCCACATAACATTGTTCTTGATGAAGTTGAATACACGGCAGCGGCCCGGACATATGCCCGTAATCTGATTGGCGCAGTACCGGGCAGTGGTGATATTTTAGGGGTATGCCGTTTAGACGGTGTTGATTACGCGTTCCGTAATAATTCAGGTGGTACGGCGGCGGAGATGTATAAATCAACATTATCAGGCTGGACCAAAATCGAGTTTGGTTATGTGGTAAAATTCATTGACGGGACAGGTGAATTTGTTACAGGTGAAACGATTACAACCGGCTCAGTTACTTCGATTGTTAAGGCAGTAGTGAAATCAGGCGGCTCATGGACAGACCCGGCAGATAAAGCATACGGACATTTAGTTTTACATGATGTTGGAACGACTATTGCATCAGGTTCTACAATAAACGGTTCACTGACCGGCGTTGCCGTTGCTGATGGTGACAGTTACGAATTGGTATTAAATCCATCTGGTAAATATGAATTTCGGGTATATAATTTTTACGGGAGTATTGATACCCGGAAGATGTATTGGACTGACGGGAAAAATACAGCATTTGAATATGATGGTTCATGGCCGGTCCCTATCATGGTGAATGGTCTTGATTCATCGGATGATATACCAAGTCATCTTGGGATCTTTCAGAGTAGACTTTTTCTTGGTTATGCAGCGGGTTCGGTTCAATACTCCACTGTGGAAGATCCCAAGGTTTTTGAAGAAGCAACCGGGGCCGGGTATTATGATCCCGGCGAGGCGATTACCGGGTTCAAGAATCTTGCAGGGAATACCATGGTATTCTTCTGTACTAATTCGATATGGTTCCTCCAGGGTGCTGCAAAAGCGTCATGGGTATTTTCCAGGTTTACAAGTGATTTCGGGGCGCTTGCTTTTTCGATGCAGGGCTCAGGTGATGTATTCTTTATTGATGACGTTAATCTGATTTCACTTACAACAACCGCATCATTTGGTGACTTTAAATCAAGGACACATTCTAACGATATACAACCGTTTTTGACCGCACGAAAGGGGAAACTCAATACTACTTTAAGAGTGCTTGATAAAGCGCAGTACAGGATGTTTTTCTCCGATGGTGACGGGATTACCTTAACATTCAATGATGGCAAAGTGGTAGGTTTTACGCAGTTTGAATATCCTTTCACGGTCACCTGTGCATATAACGATGATGAATATCTACTTGTCGGCGCAACGGATGGTTATGTTTACAAACTTGACTCGGGCAATGATTTTGATGGCACTGCTATTGAAGGATATTTAAGGCTCCCGTATTACAATTATGGTACACCGCGTAATTTTAAACAATTTATAAAACTGATGATTCAGTTGACTTACCCGGTTGTTTTGTCTGACACAACTGTTATCAGGCATAGTGCAAGTTATGGGTATGGTTCCGATAGATATGCGCGTGGTATTGAGTTTGACGACACTATTGATGGTGGTGGCGGGTTCTATGATAGCAATGATTACTGGTCACAATTCAGATGGGATACTCAGTATGTTAATGAGATCGAATCTGACATTGAAGGGGTCGGGGAAAATATGAGTTTGCTTATTAGTTTTTCTGCAACCCATGATGAGCGTTTTCTGTTGTATAGCTGTCTTGTTGATTTGATAAAATTAGGCCGGAGGCCTTGAGATGAGTTCTGATTATTTTGATCCTGCACCGCTGCTTGTTACGGCGTATGCACTTGCAAAAAGTTCTGATGTTAATGACGGGTTAAGTGCTACAGATGTAGCTTTCCAGAAATTGCCCCAGCCAAGGGCAGATGCAATTACACCGGGAAAGCGTGGTTTCATTGAAGCCTTTACCATTGCTGATGTAGTTGAGGCAGATAATCCTTTCTCATTTAAGCAATGGCAAAGCATGGACCTGAAATCAGCAACTGATACCGGGTCTGCAAATTCATACGCAATGGCAATAACCCCGGCATATACAGCATATCGTGATGGTATAGAAGTATTGCTGAAACCGGCCAATACCAATACAAGCGGGACTTGTACTTTATCATTAAACGGACT